ACCTACCACGATAGAATAATTCTGGATATTCATATAAATATTCATGTGCAATAGTTGTGAATTTTTCTAAAATAACACTTTCATTTTTCTTTGAAGTGTCATAACCGAAAGATTCAATTCCATTGCTATAGCTAGTTAATTTATCACTTACATTTGTACTATTTTCATCAAATAAAGTATTTATTAATTTAACTTCAAGTCTTTTAATAGATTCAGGTACTGATTCTAACTCATTAACCAATAATTCTAATTTCTTACAGGTTATATAATTTAATTTTGATTCTACTTCATATTGTAAATTGGGGAATGATTGTTGGTCACATTTCCCTCCAAAGTTTTGGTAATCTGAAAAAGAAATATAATTCATTTATCATTCCCTCCTTTACTATTCATCTTTATGTTGTTCTTTTGGTGGTCTACCTTTTTTGGTTTTTTCCTCAACTTCAACACCACCCATTTTTAAATACATTTCAATACAATCTTTATCACTAGTTACTACACCAGTTCCATTTGGCAATTTAATCTTCATACTAAATTACCTCTTTCTAGGATTGTTCATTTCCCGAATAATAAATGATTGTTTCAGGTGTTACTGCTTTTGTTCCATAGTAGAAGAACATTTCAACAGCTACTGCTTCACTTAAAGGAATTCTTTCAGCTGTGTAAGGAACACTTCTAATAGGTTGTGCAATAGATTCATTCATCATAGCTTCAAATTTAACACCCTCAGGTAATCTATTTGAACTATGACATCTTACACCGTGATAATAGAAGAATTCTTCAGTTGTAGTGTCAACATTTGTATTCACAACTTTATCTAAATACATACGCATTTCAGAATATGTATCAGGGTCAAAAACGATTTGTAGCATTGAACGGTCTAAACCATCAATATAATCATTTTTTAAAGTTTCTAAATGTAAGATAGCTGATTCTACAAT